GCCATACTGAGCAGTGTCTTTTCTTCATCGTATAAAATATTGAGAGCGCCACCGAAATCTCTTTGCCAATCAACACCGTCTTTGGTTCTACCCACGCGATTGCCGTTGGCATCAATAGCAGAAAAGACAACGCCGCGAGCATTTTCTAAGTTGTTGATGCCGTTTAAGTCCCCGTCACAGAAAGCCATCTTTCCAGCCTGCATCTCACCAGCTTTAAAATGCGTCAGTGTCCACTCTGGAAGTGTTGCTTGGCCCGACTCCGCCTTAATCAGATTTTGAACCATCGCTCGGTTCATTAGCGCCTCGGGATGTGTGGCGCTTGGATCGCAACTGTATTGAATGTGCTTTAGGTTGATAGGCTGGATGTAGTTCACGCTCAATTGAGCGCTGTTCGCCATCGTCCCGCCAGACAGCTTCAGATATCGGTCATCGAGTTCAGAAAGATTTATGTTCTCCTCATTGACCGCAAAGAAACGGATCTCGCAAGTCTCACCAACTAGAAAATTCTGACCCTTGTCCTTTAGCGAAATCTCAATGTTGCTGATACCTGTACCTTCTGGCTTCTTGGTACAAGTGAACAGCGCATAGTTTGCTGGCTCATCGAGATCGACGATCTCAATGTAATCACCCACATCAACATCACTCAGACCGATGACCGTGCCATTAAGGTCAGTCAGGTTGATCGTCAGCATATTTTCTGCCGCTGACAGATCATCAGAAATCAGCGCAAACTCACCAGCGTTACGCGGGATGTTGTCACCAGAGAAACCAATGTACTTCCACTGACCGTGCGTTCTTTGAGTGAGGAGCGTTTCAAGCCCCAGAGCGATTTGCTCAATCTCTGCCTGTAGCCGTCTGTCATCGTCCTTCGACTCTTGGCGGGAGATAACCTCAGCAAAGCAATTGCTGGGATCTTCGTAGTACATATCGACGGCTAAACCATCTACGAGAGTATCGCCCTCGGTTACCGGCGCACTTATGTGCAATACGTTGACGTTCGTAAACCAGCCGCCGCCACTACTCCACTTCTGTACCAAATCACCCTGCTTAAACCAAACTTCCGTCGCATTGAGATTTATCGCATCGACATCATCGACGGGGAATTTAGCTTCGTTGTATGGACTGCCGCCGGTTCCCGCTTCGGCTTTCCACATCAACAATTTACCTGCTTCGCCTGTCGCGCCCGTGGGTCTTGATCCGGTAATCTTTAGAACCAGATCACCAGTAGGAACGGGGACAACACCCTCCGCATCGGGTATAACATCCTCGATACATTCCAGCCGCTCTTCAATGTCACTAAAGTCAACATCGGCAACGGCAGTGCCAAACGCAAAGACTGTCGGATACCACTGTATCCAAGCATCACTCGGATCGCCTTCTGGCCCTTTGACCACGTTGGGAAGCGAGCCGGTATATCGATGGGCTGGGCCAGACTTTGATACTCGATAAGCGGGGTTATATTTGTTTTCGTTACCGGCTTGGGTGTCGGGGTAATAAGCCTCCTCCACTTTGTACTCAACAAAGACGGGCGCAGTGTCAAAGTATTGCCAGCTAGTCCCAGCACCCGCTTCGTTGTCGCTTATCTGTAGTTGGATAATGTCGCCGACTTTATATTCCGGTGCCGCTTTCTTGGTGACATCGCCAGCCTCGCCAGCAAACGGAAAGATCCACTCCAGATTTTCGTATTTCCAAGTGCTAGAAAACTTCGATGTCGGGTATGCCCACCAACCGCCGCGATCTTTACTCTGATCAGCAGGCCATATTGGTTTGCCGTCAGCGTCCACATCCATCAAGCCGCGATACTGAATCTGCGCTTCTATCAGGGCGAGCTTTTCCTCTTGGCTTGCCCCGCCATCTTCAGCGCCGACCTCTTGAATCTTCTCGTACAGGAACTCGTTTACGTCACGCTGGTTCTTGAGGCTATCAAGCTCCTCGGGTGTTGGGGCAAACTGGCCTCTGGCGTTGCGGAATGGGTTGGGGTTTACTTGGACAGAATCAGTAGTCAGATTGAAGCGGACGTTTTGCCCGTCCTTTAAGCCAACGCCCTCAATGCCCTCGCCGTCAACAACAGAGAAATCGCTGAAATGAGTTCCTTGGGCTCCTCCTTCTCTAGAAAGAGCATAACTAGGGAAAGTAGAAGGGGGAACGGTACTATCATCACCGCCGCCATATACCGCCTGCCCGTGACCGCCAATGTGCCGCCAATAATCAAGAGGCATAGTCTTGGTCAGAGGATTAGGTACGGGGCTAATCCCTTGAACCGCTGTGTGGCACAGATACTCTCCTGCGCCAAACGAAATCCAATCGCCCGGCGCATACTGGGTATTGGCGCTGTATATTCCGCGATAGAACTTGACCGGAGTGGCAGTAGGATCGTTAATGTTTTCGTTCAGGGTGGTCCACAGATTTTTTACCAGACTCTCTACTTCGCCCTTCCGAATGTCAGACTCGGCTTTAGCGACATCTTTAGTGACCGTAACCGCCGCCTCTAGGAAAGAACCTAGTGACACTGAGTGAGACTCTAGCTCCCCGGTGCTCTTCTCGTGGACGACAACGAGGTCTGTACCATTGAACTCCATCTCCACGATCTGGCTACCGTCTGCACCATCCCGCCCGGGTTTACCGTCGGCCCCCGGAGCGCCGTCTTTACCATCCCGGCCCTTAGCCCCCTTCTTACCCTCAGGGCCTCTCCCGGCGACGAGAGAAGCTTCGGAACCGTCGTGTAAAAACAGGCCGTAGTTCTTGATAAACAGATCACCGACCCGATACTCTTTCTCAGAGTCGTAAGTACCAGTGAGCCTAAATCCTGCATTGCCTACCCGCTCCCAATCTTCATGATCAGGATTATTGGCAGTGTCTTTAATAGCTCTAAATATCTGTCCGACATGGGCCTGTACAATAGCACCCTCTCTCCAGACGCCGGGGGCCCATATTGCAGAATCGAACCCTAGCCCCGGATCTCCCGGTGGCCCGTCCTTACCATCTGCACCGGAGTCCCCACACTCCCCCGTGTCCCCCTTCTCGCCGCGCTCCCCGGGCTCTCCCGTGGCTCCGACGGGGCCTTCGACCCCCGACTCTCCTTTAACACTATTCCGGAATTCTTCGAACTCTAAAAGATTGCTGGTCAAGCGCTCCACTAAGGCCGCAACGTCCACGGGCTCCGCGTCTAGCCCGGGCTCGCCCTGAGGACCTTGCTCACCCCGGATAGAGGACATGAACTCCTCATCGCTCATCAACCTGTAAGCGACTTCCTCAGGGGACGCATCTCGGCCGTCTTCGCCCTTTTGCAACTCTATCTCATCGAAAGCTATTTCTATCGATGCTCTCAAAGATTCAAGTGAAGAGTCGGTGATCTCTCGCTGTTCTTTTAGCAGAGCACCAATAACCTCGTATAAAGATTGAGAATTCATGCCATAGCCTTCTTAATAGCGCCCATTGCTATCATGCGAGAAATTTCTTCGTCCACCTCACTTGGGGGAGATTGGACCTGCTCCACCGGAGCGGGAGGTCTTTCTGCAATTTCTAGCTCTGCAACACTAAGTTGAGTAATTAGCTCTACTGGTGTCATTTGACGTTGTAAGAATATACTGTCTCCGCCCTCGACACTTGTTAGGCCCTCTTTACGCCGGATCTCGTTGGGAGTAGCAACCCCCGAGTTAACCATCTTGCTGTATGCATCCATTCTGGCGCTTAAATCTGAGCGCAACAAAATGCTAACGTCCATCTCGATTCGGTCTTCGTGAGAATCCAAACCAAAAAGTCTGTCCAAAGCGCGTTCGTATCTTTCGACCAAACCGCCCAAAGAGAATGACAACCAAGCACTCACCATCTGTTCGACGTTGCTCAGTGTAGCGTGTTCTAACGCCCCTAATAGAGGCGGGGGCACACCCATGGCACGAAATATCTCGTCGTTGCTTAATTTGAGCGAATTGATCACCTCAGCATCAGCACTGGTAACTGACATCGCATTCCACTTCAACCCGGCAGATAAAATTGGCACTCCACCTTGATTCATGCCTTGAGATTGCTTGTCCCACGATTCCCTCAAACTAGCTATTTGGTCGGCGTTTAACTTGTGATCAGTAGACAAAACGCCACTTGGACGACGCATTTGGCTAAAAAAAGACAACTGACTAGCGGTAAGTGCTGTGTGCACCCCAGCAGAAGCACCAGCCGCCACCAACGGAGAAACACCGATTAAGGGATTGTTGCGGTGAGATGCCCACCTAAAGTGCAAAACGTCTCTAGCAGGGACCGCCATTTCTGCCATATCAGGAGTCATGATTTCGGCAGACTCACTAACGAAATAAAACAATTCCTTAGATTCTGGCTCGATGTAAATTTGCCAAACTGGCCGGGGCAAGATGTTTAAGGATGAAACTTCACCCCTGTCGCCCCGGGTGGCCAAAGCCACACACTCGCCGTGAGTGATGACCTCGTCGATGAATCGAGCATTAAAATCTGAGCCGGTTTCGTAAGAATTGGGCCTAGACAACACAGAGTAAGCACTAGAATTAGTAACTTTACTAACTGCGCCAGTAGACCCATATCTCACATGTTCTGGTCTCAACTGAGCGAAAGCATTACGGTAGAGATTCTTAGCCCCAGCCACAGCAGGGACCTTATCTAAAGCATACTTAGGCAATTCTAGGTTACGCTGGTAACCATCGTCGCCCTTCCCTAAATAGAACCAACTGCCTAGTTCGCCTTGGCCGTACCAAGGTCCCCTAGGTTCGCCCTCATTGGCAAATAATCCTTTAATTCGCTGAGTTAAACTCACGACTACTCCTCGTCACCTTCCGGCGGGTCAGGGACGGGGTCGGATTCCGGTTCAGGTTCCGGAGGAGGCGTAACAGCCACCTTTTGAATATAATTAAGCAGTTGACCGCCAATTCGAGGGTCTTGTACTTTTTTGGCCGCTAAAAGCGACTTGGCCAAAGATTTGTCAGGACAATCGACAAAACCAGTCTCATTGCCCAACTCAGCTAGAGGTTGGAAAGCCCAAAGTATCACAAATACCTCCTAATAATTGGGGGCCTGTGTAAGCGCCCCCATCCAGATCAGCTTACAGGCTTAATCAACGCCACTGAACCGTCGCGGAGTGCGGCCCAGTCAACGTACCATACAGTACGTAGTGCGCTTGAGTAAGTCTGGTACAAACTGCGAGTAGGAGCGGCAGGAGCTGACGCGCCATCCACAATGGGCAGAGGAGCAGTGTCCTCTTCGTGGATTGTCGCAACGTCTGAAGCCAAGAAGCGAGGAGCACTTCCAGCAAAGACGATATCTGCGCAGTCGAGCAGGAAGATTGAATCAACAGCACAGGTAGTAGACGTGACTACCGGAATGTTAATCAATTGACCCGACGACATCTCTGGGAATGCAGGAGCGCCAACGGCGTTATGCATCATAGTCAGAGAGAACGCATTGGCGGGATGCATGACCCATACCGGACGACGGCCCATGTTGTTGGTAGTCATGCTGACAATCGCGGCCTTAAGAGCGGCGATAGCGGCAGACTGGTCAGTCAACATATCAGTGCCATCGATAGGCGTTCCAGCAAGCGCCTCCATACCTGCAGGCTGAATTGCGGACCCAGCGAAATCAGACAGGAATGCCGAATCCAACGCGATAGCGGTGTCTTCCAACATCCAACGACGAATCGCTTCCATGATGTTTGGAGTAGAACGCTCAAACAACTCCTGAGTGAACGTGCCGATGACACCCAACTTTTTCGGGGTCAACGTCTGGCTCATAGTAGCGGCTCGCTTAACTGGGATGGGATCACCCTCACCAACAAATGCGCCAGCCATGGTTGGAGTAGCCGATCGGCCCGGAATTTTGATGCTCGCATTTGAACCGAAGTCCATAGTAGTGAGCGGAAGATTCGGGATGATAGACTCAGGCTGGAGCAATTCCATGAACTGGCCGTAGCCTTCACGAGTCAGCTCAGCCGCCCAACCATCAACCGAAGTCATTGCGGGGTTAACGGTAGCCTTCGTGACGAACGGAGAAACCGCCTTCACGTACTCGTTGTCGTTAAAACGATTCGCCAAACACTGCTCGAACGGTTGCTTTGTCACGTGAGCTTCGAATACAGCGACAGCGTTAGCTACAATGTAATCCATAGGCTCTTTGATCAAACCAGCTGACTTGTGTACAGCAGGCGCTTGTACGTCGGGAGCGACAGCTACGGCTTTAGCCGCAAGTGCTTGCTCGGCACGACGATAGGTTTCAAACTGCTGAGTAGCCTTCTCGACTGACTCGGATTGCTCTTCGATGGCGACGAGACCTTCAGGAGTCTCTTCTGCCTCATACGCCTTGGTCAGTTCGACCAAAGTATCTTTAGCTTCAACGACTGATTGCTCGGCCGCCTGTACTTTCTCGGAGATTGACATTTAATGTCTCCTTCTCTTGGGTTTGGTTTCTAGAGTTTTTACTGCATTGGAGATCGCAACGGCGGCGCGATCAAGGACATCGGCCCGCTTCGACTCGGCATTGAACAACTGTTCGCCATCGTTGATAGGGTCGGCATCATACTTTTTCACTGCCAATATTCCAGCCTCGGCATTAGCCGGGATGCTGACTGCTGACAGCTCAAAAATTTCGTAGTTTAAGAACTTGCGTCCGGTGGGAGTGGGCTCGCTCTTGGTGGCACGAAAACCTATAGAAAGACCACGCAAAAGGCCAGACTTGATCTGACGCCACGCTGTTTCTACATAATCGAGCCCCGAATCTTTAGGGATATCTGCTTCGATCTCAATACCCGCATCGCTCACGGTAGCTTTGGTGACGTGCCCGATAGGACGCTCGTGATCGTGCTGGTGCAAAAGGGGAAAAGGAAGTGTGAATTTTGCGCCTCCCGGCATCACTTCGTCGCCGTCGCGGTCTGGGGAGGGTGTCGAAGCGATTCCAACCAGCTTTCTCTGGTCATCATTAACACTTTTGATCTTAAAAGTACTAAACGCTTTAATCTCGGTCATCTTAACCTCGCACACACTTACAGCTATTCCGTCGGGATAATCATCGCTCAAGACACGCCAACTGCCTTCAACAGCGTCCGCCGTGTCAAACTGAGCGTGTATGTGATGTGTGACCGTGCCGTCGATCTGCCGCACACGGTGCGTAGAAGATATGAAACCGTTCTCCTCGCACCACGTTGCCGCTTCTGCCTCCGTAAACAGGCTGGCGTCATGCCAGACCGCTTGCACTCTAACTGACACGGCAACGCTCCATAGTCGTTGGTGCAATCTTAACACGAAACCGAGTTACAGTCAACCTATCATTGCCGCTATATCGAACGCCTCTTCGCGGGGTACAGAGACCGCATGGATGGCCATGACAGCCGCTACAAGCGGGTCAATACGCTGTGCGGCCTTCGATTTATCCAGTTTGCGGTTGCCAGCCGGGTCTTTTACAACGATAGCATTCGCCGCCGCCATGTTAAGCAAAGGAGCCTTGCCGTGACGCAGTCTGCCTTCTAACAAAAGAGTCTCTATCGTCTCTAGTCTAGGTGATATGTCTTTGTATCCTTGGCCCACCGCTTCCCACTCTGGAGGTATAAAACCGTTTCTCTCGGCCTCAGCTTGGAACTGATCGATCCTCCAGCGGTCAAAAGCGATCCCGGCTAAATTCCAATTCTCAGTCTCAATTCGCAGGTAATCAGTGACCCAATCATAGTCGATAGTGGACCCGGGCACTGCGATTAAATCGCCTGTCCTTACCCACTCCGTGTAGGGCGCTTTATCCAGTCGCTCTTTATCTTTGAGGTTCGCTTCGGGCAGGAAGGCGTACACACGCAAGTGAACGTGCCCGTCTTGGTCCTCCACAGCGGCTACTGCGGCTGTGATGTCATTCCTGACTGACAGATCGAGTCCGATCCACACTGGATTAGTCTCGAACAGCGAATGATCGACTGGAAGCTCGCCGTTATTCTTCCACAGGCTAGGCGCAATGAAAACCGACTGAAGGCTAATGCGCTGGTTCAAGAGCAAATTCCGACTGCTAGACTCCAAGCTTGGGAGCCTCGACGCCTGCGTGAGCTGTTCTCGTAGGTCAGCCTCAGATCTGAACAGGCCAAGTGCCGGGTTAGCTCTCCGCCACTGCTCTTCCTCCATCAGATCCGATTCTTCATCTGCCGCATACAGCCAGCACACAATGCCAGAGTCGTCTGACCTCGTCGCGTCGTCGATCCACTGAGAAAGCATTGCAATATCTCCGGGAGCCTGCGTGGATATCACGACTTGTAGTGGATGGTCCCAAGCACCCTGCGACGTGATCAGCGCCTCGACAAAAGCGTCAGTAGTGTTGCTGATCTGTCCCCACTCATCGCCGATCACCAGAAGGTCAGAACGGCCGACGGTGGTACTCCCTTCTTTAGCCAGCGCAGTGAAAGTGACATTGCGCTTCAGAGATACTATCTGCTTTTTGCTCGGTACAATGTGGAATAGGGGAGTAAGCTCTGGCGATAGCTTGATGAGGTCCACACAATGTCTAAACACCAGAGCGGCCTGTTCTCTCGCCATCGCACCCGAACACAAAGTGGAGTTACGCACAGCCAACTTTTCGAGCACCATGTACGCCAAAAGAATGATCGCAGTAAGTACGGTCTTCCCATTTTTCCTCGCAAAACTGACAACCGCCCTGCGGGTGTGACCGGGGTTGTCAAAGATGCTGTACAATATAGCTTCTTGGAAAGGGTGTACAATAAATGGTTTACCGACATCTTTGCCCTCTGGAATCTTGAGGTAAGTCTCCGCGAAGAACATAACCTCTTCGGCCAATGAGAGTTCGTCAACCTCCAGCGACCTCCAGTCTCGGCGCTTGATTGGTGGCCCGGATTTGTAAGCCGCCTGTATAAAGTCCGGAAAGCCATCACAAACGGGCATCAGTTAACAGCCATCACAAACGGGCATCAGTTAACGAGAATACTGTTCTTGCCTTTGCCCGCCTTGTTAAGATTGCTCTTAAGATCGCGAGCCTGCTCTTCAATGTCGGCCGCAGTCTGGGCGGCTCGGCTATCCTTAGGCGGGTTAATGCGCAACTTGCCGCCAATGTCAGACAATTTAGCTACAATAGTGCCTTTAGCCTGCAGAGCCGGGTGCTGTTTTGGCCCATTGCCGCCCTCGATGATGTGTCCTTCGTCGTTCAGGATCTTGTTAAGCTCCTCTAGATCCCAAGCTAAGTGGGCGAATTCAGCACACAATACAAGGCTGACTTTCTGCCGACGCAACTTATAAGGGATTGTAGATTGTACTGAGTCGAAAATCTCACGAACTCGCTTGTTGGCA